TATTTTGTTGTACATAATAGCTAGAAGAATCATATTGTAAATTGCTTTAAAAATCATCTACATAAAAAGTGTTTCCATCAGATGTTTCTACTTTTAAATTTACTCTTACAACTAATGTAGAAGTACCTTCTCTTGCAAGTCTTATATAAAAATATAAGACTTGAAAGAGTAGGTACTTCTACATTAGTTGAAAGAGTAAATTTAAAAGTAGAAACATCTGATGGAAACACTTTTTATGTAGATGATTTTTCAAGCAATTTACAATATGATTCTTCTAGCTATTATGTACAACAAAATAAAATGTGTGTACAAAATGTATCTATAGATTATTTAAATAATAATCCAAAAGATGCTGATGGCACTACTTATACTGGAGATACAATTACTGCATCAACAGATTTTTATAAAATAAGTTTATGGTTTGACAGAGTTTCAAGCACACCTGAAAGAATGACTGAATATAGATGGTACAGAGTTGATAGAGAAAATCAAAAAATACCATATAATTTTGTAAGATTTCATTGGCTTAACAGAATGGGTGCAGTTGATAGTTATACAGCAAAAAGAAATGTGCTAGAAAGCATATCTGTAAACAGAGATACTATTGAAACAAAAAGTGCAGATAGAACTTGGTATCAATCACCTAATAATGGTGATGGATCATCTATACCAGATAGTGGTTATATATCTAACACTATGAGAGGTGGTAATCTTTACAAGGGTGGTAGAGAAGTTTTGAATGTAAATTCACAAAGAAACAATAGTGTATATACTGAACCATTAAATCAAGACACAGCTAAATGGTTAGAGGAGATTATGACTTCACCAAATGTATGGATAGAAATGGATACTGATGCTACTGCAAGAGGTAATGATGTAAATCCATATCAAAGACCATCAACAAAAGAATATATACCTGTAATAATTACAAATGGTGATGTTGAAACTGTCAATCAAGAAGCAGGTTTAGTTAAGTTTAATATTGAATATACATTATCGCATAAAGTACAAACACAAAGAAACTAATGTCAAATATTACAATTGAATTATTAGATTACGTTTATGATGGCTCTACATTAAATTGGAATAAAAGTGTTGTAGGTAATTTAGAAGTTTCTTCACATTCTGAGTTTCCTCTTTCTTTAACTTTTTCTATTTCTGACATTAGAGATATAAATTCTCGTAAAGGTAGTTTTAGTAAAACTTTTAAAATACCTGCAACAAAAAACAACAATCAATTATATAAAAGTATTTACGTTGTAAATTCAACAAGCTCTAATAATATTTCTAATAAAAAACCATGTAGAATATTAATAAATAATTTGTATTCTGTAGATGGTTTGTTACAACTAAAATCTATTGGTACAAGTGATAAGCCACAATATTATTCTTGTGTTTTTTATGGTAATAATGTAGGATGGGCAACAGCTATAGGTGAAAAACTTTTAAAAGATTTAGGAACAGATGGTGATGCTTGGGATAATTTAAAAGGAACAGATACTGGTAAAGATTTAAAAATAAATAAAACAGGTATAACATCTACTTGGGTGCAAGATAGTGCAATATCTAAAAATCAAAATGGAACAGCTAATGACATTCCAATCGTATATCCTGTAACATCTTATGGAGATTTTAATTCTTCTGGAATAGGTAGAACTATACAACTGCTTGAAACTGCTAAAGAATATTTAAATCAAAGTAATAATAAAGTTGGATATGTTGGTACAAATAATGCAGGTTTTAATTATGGTACACCAGACCCAGTAGTAGATTGGCGACCTTGTTTATGGGTTTACGATGTGTTTAAAGAAATATTTTTACAATCAGAATACACTTTAGTATCAAATTTTGTTGAAACAGATATGTTTAAGAGGTTACTTTTTTCTTTACCTAATTTTAAATATAATAATCCTGATGTAAGATATGATGCTTATTCTTTACAGGGTAGGTTTAATGCTAATCGTAGTGCAAATTCTGCTAGAGTTTTTAATAATAGTGGTAGTGCCGAAACAACTTCTTTTTCTGCAAGTGGTGAAGCATTAATATTTGATGAAGTAATATATCCTTATGGTACAAGTGCAGGAAGTGGTGGTGGAACAGGAGGTTTTAATTTACCTTTAAATGGTGGTACATCTTATAATATTGCACAAGATATTTGGTATGCTCCTGAATATGGAAGATATGATTTTAGATTAGAAAATTGGTCTATGAATTTTAAAGATTTTTCAAATTTAATGAGTAATGGTAGTAGTTTTACAAATATTGATTTGTTAATTAAATATGTAAGAGTTCAAGTACAAAGATTAACAGTTGGACAAACACATTGGCAAGATTTGGGATTTGCAGAAGGAGCAGTTGATTTAGCTTTATCTGCAGGTGGTGCAGCAGGAAGTGGAGGTTCTGGTTCTATAATAGATTTTACAGCAGAAATATCTTCATTTGAAATATCTGAATATTTAAATAAAGGTGATCAAGTTAGATTACATCTAAAAGTATTAGGTCAACCAGTAACAAGTGTTTCTTCTTTTACAGGTACTATTACAGGAACATATCAATTGTTTGCACAACACAATACTAATATAGAAGCTAGAAATGGTATTTATGATATAGGTTTTCAGCCAGACTATACACAATATGGACAAACATATGATTTAAAAAATGTTATAAATAAAGATTACAAGCAAATAGACTTTATAAAAGGTATTGCTCATGCTTTTAATTTACAATTTACATCTGATGAAGCATCTAAAACAATTTATATAGAACCATTTGACACATTTTATTTACCATTATCTGAAGCTATAGATTGGACAGGTAAATTAGACATAGGTCAAGAGGTGCAGGATAAATGGTTAAACGTAGATATAAAAAGAGATATAGTATTTAAATATAAAACAGACAGCAAAGATGAAAAAGTAAGACAAAGAGGTGTTGATTATTTTAAAGAAATATTAGATGAATATCCTTATTATGAAACATTAGCTAATGAATTTGAAAGAGGAACATCTACATTTGAAAACCCTTTCTTTGCAGGTACATTTAATGGTAAAGATTTAGATGCTACACCATTTTCTTTTACACCACCATATATATCCTGCTTATGGGAAGAAAAACAAGAAAAAGGATTTATTTCTCCAAATGATTATGCTAGACCAGAAAAAGGTTTTGATTTTTTACCAAGACTTTTATATTGGAAAAACTATACTGCTACAGGTATAACATTTGATACAGGTAAAATTGCAACAGCACAGTTATGGAATGGTAAAACCAGATCAATAGTAGCAAATTTAGGTGTAGTAAGTGCTAATGTAATTTCGGATAGATACCCACAAGCAACATCAGTTAATAGGGATGATAGTACAAGTCCTGTTTTAACATATGGCAATGTATATGTAAGAGATTTTGATGATTCTACAGATACTTATAGTCCTTATGTATCTGGCAAAGGTTTATATGAAACATATTACAAGCAGATGATTGAAATGTATAAATACAATCCTAGAGTACGAGTTGCAAATATTAATTTAAAAATAAAAGATATAGCTAATTTAGATTTGAGAAAGTTAATATATCTTGATGGTGTATATTGGAGAATAAATAAAATATCTGATTTTAGTCCACAAGCTAATACTACGACAAAAGTAGAATTAATTGAATTTCCTCTTTTAGGAGATTTTGCAGCATCTATACCTACAGTTAACTCTAATGATGGTAGTTGGACAAATAGTGAAACATCTTTTAATATATATGATTTTTAATTATGGCTGAAGTAAAAGGAGAAATAACAAATAGTGGTGTACCAAATAGAAGTGGGTTATATGTATATATGACTGTAACTATTAGTGGTCAAGATTTTTTAATACCTATTGTTGCTACAGATCAGTTTGGTAATGCACATAAAGTATTGCGAAGAAACTTAGATAATAAAGTGCCAAGCTAATGTATCTTAAAAATACATATAAAAAACTTAGTCAAGTTGGCTTTATGATTGTAAAAGGTTTAAGAGAAGAACTTGTAGCTCAAAAACATAATGCAACTCATAAATTATCTAACAGCTTAAAACCTAGAGTAAAAGGCAAATCAGGAGTTATGGATATTGTTACAAGTAAATTATACTGGAGAGCAGTTAATAATCCAAAGGCAGCAGAAAAACCTAATTTATTAGAAATTAAAAAATGGGTAGCAGCTAAAAATTTACCTCAATCTGCTGTAGGTGGAATTTTTAATAAATTAAAAAATATGTTTTATGGAAAACCATATGTTTATTGGACTGAAGGTAATAATTTAAAAAGAACAGATTTTGCAGGTATAACAGCAAGAAAATATAAAAACAAAGTAGCAACAGAATTAGCACCTGCTATTGGTAAAGATGTAGTAGCAATGATTAGAAAAGAAATTAAACAAAATTATAAAAGAGCAAAAACAATTTAATATAATATGGCAACTAATACAGAAAAAATAGTAGTACAAATAATTGTAGAAGGCGATAAACAATTAGATAAAGCAAAAAAAAGCACTAACTCTCTTGCTTTAGGTTTTAATAAAATGACTTTAGGTATTGTTGGTGCAACTGCTGCTTTTAGAGCTGTCAATAAAATCGTTTCTTCTGTTGTAAGAACATTTAGGGATTTTGAATTTCAAATGGCTAAAGTAAGAGCAATAACTGGTGCTACAGAAGGAGAAATAAGAGCTTTAAGTGATACTGCACAAGATTTAGGTAGAACTACATTTTTTACTGCAGCTCAAGTTGCTGAACTACAAACAAATTTTGGTAAACTTGGTTTTACAACAAGTGAAATATTAGCAGCACAAGAAGCAACATTACAATTAGCAACAGCAACAGGATCAGATTTAGCTAGAGCTGCTATTGTAGCAGGAGCATCTGTAAGAGGTTTTGGTTTAGATGCCACAGAAACACAAAGAGTTGTAGATATTATGGCTACATCTTTTACATCATCAGCTTTAGATTTAGAAAAATTTCAAACATCTATGACTAAAGTAGCTCCTATTGCTGCAAATGCAAATATTAGTTTAGAAGCTACTACAGCAATTATGGGGACATTAACAGATGCAGGTATTGAAGCATCTATTGCAGGTACATCTTTAAGAAATATATTCTTAAAAATGCAAGACCCAACATCTGCGTTGTCAAAAAAAATAGGTTTTACTGTAAATAGTACAGAAAGTTTATTTAAAGCAATTAACATTTTAAATAATTCAAATTTAAAAAATTCTGAAATACAACAAATAGTTGATAAAAGACAAGTAGCAGCATTTACTACAATATTAAAAGGAGCAGATTCTATTGAGCATTTACATAATTTAAATATGGATGCTGCAGGTTCTGCACAAGAAATGGCAGATATTGTAGGAGATAATTTAGAAGGTGCTTTTAAAAGATTAACTTCTGCAGTTGAAGGTTTGTCTATTGTAATATTTGAAAGTTTTGTAGGCAAAGCATTACAAGCGTTTATTGACAAAGGTTCTGAAGTTTTAAATGTTTTAACATTAATGTTAGAAGGTTTTGATTCTCAAGATGAAAAAATTGCATCTACTGCTGCAATGTATAAAAATCAAGAAATACAATTTGAAAGATTAGCTGACAGGTATGATGAATTAACATCACAAACATCTCTTAATGCTGAAGAAAACGAAGAGCTTGAAGGTATACTAAAAACTTTACAAGAAGAAATAGGTGATACTGTAGTGTCTATTGATGCAGAAACAGATGCTTTAGTTTTAAATAGAGATGCTTTACAAGATGTAATTGCTAAAACAGCTTTATTAGCTGATACTGAAGCTCTAAAATTAGTTCATAAAATTCAAAGAATAGACAAAGAAATTGAAGCAGAACAAAAGTTAAATGATGAATTACAAAAAACTGCTGATATATTATCTGGTACTAGAACAAATTTTATAGCTGTAGCTGATGCTCTTAATACTAGCACACAAGCATATGATGAGTTTGGTAATGCAGTACAATCTGCAAATGACCAGTCTACTGATTTAGAAGATACACAAGCAAGTTTAGCTGTTAGTGATACTATACTTACAGATGCACAAATAAGAAAAGCAGAAATAGTTGCTTTATTGACTGAAAGAGGTTGGGATCAATTAGAGATTGAAAAACTATTAACTGAACAATCCAAAAAAAGAAAAAAAGTTGATGAACCAAAAGATGCTGAACCATTAGGAGGTGAAGAAAAAAAAGAAAGTATTTTTTCTAAAATTAAAATGGAAAATTTAAAAGCTGAATTAGAATTACAAGCTAAAATATTTCAAGATAAAAAAAACTTATTAACTTTTGAAGAAGATTTTGCTGCAAAAAAAATACAATTATTAAACAACATTTTATTACATTCTGATTTAACTGCTGAACAAGAAATGAAAGTTCAAAAAATGTTAAATGATTTAAAAATTAAAGGATTAAAAGATGAAGAAGCAGCAAGAGGTAATCAAATAGATGGAATGGCACAAGTTGGCAAACAACTTATTACTTTAGCAGGTGATGATGAAAAATATCAAAAAGTTAGACAAGCAGGTGTAAGAATTTCTGCAGCAGCAGCTTTAGCAACAAATGCAGAATCTTTAGCTTTACAAATGAAAGGTTTGTCTGCTGATATTGCTAAAGGTTTTCCTGCTAATATAATAGCTATTGCATCTACTTTAGCTTTACTAATGAGTATGAAACAAAATTTTAATGCTTTAAAAAGTGGAGAATCATATGCAAATGGAGGAATGGTTCATGGTAATTCTCATGCACAAGGAGGAGAAAAGTTTGCAGTAGGTGGTAGAGTAGTAGAATTAGAGGGAGGCGAAGCTGTAATTAATAAACGTAGTACATCTATGTTTAGAAATCAATTATCTGCTATGAATTCTGCAGGAGGAGGTGTTAAGTTTGCTGATGGTGGATTAATGAATATGCCATCCTTTGCACAATCACAATTTAATGCTGCAGGACAAGCAGGTATGATGGGAGCAATGGGTCAAGGAAGTAGAGTTGTAGTAGTAGAATCTGATATTACTACATTACAAAATACTGTTTCAGTTATAGAAGCTGAAGCAACAATTTAAAAATTAACATATGTTTGTTGATAAAAAAACAAAATTAGAAAGACTAGCTATTTGTAAAAAATGTACTTTTTACAGGAATTTTTTAATGCTTAAAAGACCTATAATAAATAGGGGATCAAGATGTGCTAAATGCTCTTGTTTCTTAGATGCAAAAACATCTTTAAAGTCTGAGTGGTATGGAAAATGTCCTGAGAATAAATGGTAATAATTTAAAAATAACTTATGAATTTTGAAGAAATAGCTGAGTCAATAACTTTAGATGATAGAGAGTATATTAAAAATGTTGTTAAAGAAAATAATTATAATCTTTTTAATTATAGTAGGCATAAACCAGATTCAATTCAAATATTATATGATGAATGGCATAAAATATTTCCTAGACACAAACAAGATATAAATTGTTCTGATTGCAGAAAAGCTGTAATTAAATTTTGGGATGAAATATGTTTAAAATGGACACAAAATGTCTAAAAAACCTAATAAAGTAGATATTGTTTACGATTATTTAGAGTTAATGTGTGAAGAGGTTTTAAGAAGATTCGGTGAAACTGCTACACAAAAAGATATATTAAGACATTTAACTGAAAGAGGAATGATTGATCCTAGAAGGTTAAGAAACTATATGATTATAGCAGATTTTGATAGAAGATTACAATTTAATAAAGGTAATAGAACACATACTTTTATGGATTTATCTATTAAATATGAAGTAAGTGAAAGTCAAGCACAAAATATAGTTTATAAATACAGGAAAAAAGCTAAAGCATCTGAAAATATAACCTATTAAAAGTTTTGTATAGAAATTAGGTAGATATAATTACTTTATGATTTAATTTTGCACATATGAACAAAAATTGGTACAACATACAAGGAAAAGCAACTGATTCAGTTGTAGACATATATTTGTTTGATGAAATTGGTGCTTATGGAATTACTGCACAAGATTTTATTAATGAAATAAAAGATTATAAAGACACAGAAATCAATTTACGAATCAACTGTATAGGTGGTGATGTATTTGATGGAATGGCTATATACAATATACTAAAAAAGAGAACTTACAGAACGACAGCATATATTGAAGGAATTGCTGCAAGTATGGGAAGTGTTATAGCTTTAGCTGCTGATGAGGTAGTTATGGCTGAAAACTCTCTTTTTATGATACACAATGCTTGGGGAGGTGCGATGGGTGAAGCAGAAGATATGCGAAAGACTGCATCTGTTTTGGAAAAAATTAGTGGTGAAATTGCTAATATTTATCAAAAGAAAACAAGATTGTTATACGATAGAATCATTGGAATGATGGATGAAGAAACTTGGTTAAATGCACAAGAAGCATATGACTTAGGGTTTATTGATACTATTTCTGATTCTATAAAGGTAGCAGCGAAGTACGATGTTTCTAAATTTAAAAACATTACTACGGAACAGATACATAATAAATTAAATATTAACATAAATAATAAAAAAATGACTGAAGAGTTAAAAAATTGGTTTAACAATAAAGTTGATGAAATTGTTGCTACTGTAAAAGGTGCTGACAATAAATCAGAAGTTGTTGAAACAGAAGTTAATGTAAACCTGTCTGATAATGAAGAAATATCTAATAAATTATCTTCTTTTGAAGCAAGTGTTACTGACTTAAATAGCAAAATCGTTTCTGTAGAAGAAGAATTAACTTCATCTAAAGGACAAAATGAAACACTTTCTAATGAAATTGAAAGACTAAACGCTTTACTAAGCAAAGCAGATGCTAAAGGTACTGAAATCAGTACAGATGGTGATCCTGCTGTTATTGAAAATAAAACTGTAGATGCAAATTCTAGTTTTTACAATGCAATGGCAGAAAAAGTTAAAGCAAAATTTAATAATTAATAATATAAAATAAAAAAAAATGGCAACAGGAAACGTAGCACTTAAAGGCACATTCGCAACATACGGAGGTGCTAATTTAAACGAAATATTTTACGAGCCAGTATTTAGAAGTGATGACATTATGTCTAACTACAGGGTAATACCTAATGTTAAGCATAAAATGAATGTTTATACTTCTGCTGCTCTAAGTAACATAGTACAACCATATTCAACTTGTTCTACTTTAAGTCAAGACCCAGTACAACAATTTAACGTTGAAAATAAAACAATTACTGCAGGAAGATGTAGAGTTGCTTTAGAACAATGTACAGATATGTTCTTTGATACTTACATTGAAGAAATGTACAGAAATGGTGTAGATGTAATGAACCTAGAAGGTACTCAATTAGCTGATGCAATTGTAAATCGTGCAGTTAAAGGTATTGGTTCAGATGTATTAAGACTAGCTTGGGGTGGTGATTCAGCTACAACAAACTATACTGCATTTGATGGATGGATGAAATTAATGGGTGCTTCAGCTCCTGTAGTAGCTGCAAGAGTTACTGTATTAGGTGAGGAAGCTGCTCCATCAGCAGGTCAAGCTATTGATCTATTAAGAAAAATGTATGACCAAGCTCCTGCAAACTTACAGCAAATTCCTTCTTCTGAGAAGAAATTTTTTGTAACTCCTAAAATCTTTAATGCTTACTTAGCTAACTTAGAAGGTAATACTGCTGATTTAGGAATTGTAAACACAGTAGATGGTTACCAAAGAGTAAGTTTTAGAGGAGTACAAGTTGTTCCAATGTACGAGTGGGATACTATCTTAGCTGCAACTAACCCTACAATATTTGATGTAGGAGGTACAGATTTTACAAACGGAGCTTGTTACGTTGCAACTGAAAACTTAATTATTGGTTCAGATGTAAATGATCCAGAAGGTTCATTCAAAGTATTCTATGATGAGTTAGAAGAAAAAATGTTCTTCAGAGGTTACTTTAAGTTAGGTGTACAGTATTTGTATGACTCACTTGTTCAATGGGGATTAGTAATATAACAACAATGTAGATAGAGAGAGTGTAAAAGCTCTCTCTTATTTACCTTTTAATAATTTATAAAAAAATAATAATATGGCTATAGATAAAGGTATAGAAATTGGTTGTGCTGATGTTCAAGCATCAGGTGGTATAAAACACATATTGCTAAGAAGTTGGGCAACTGGAGATGATATAACTTATGCAAATTCAGCAGCAGCACATGGTATTACAAGTTTAACAGATACAGGTGGATCAACAGCTACTTGGTTTTTATATGAGTTTAAAAATGAATCTCCTGCTTTAACTGTTAATGCAACAAAAGAAAATGGTTCAACTGCTTTTGAATGTGGTTTATCATTTATGTTACCTAAAATGGATACAGCAAAATTTCATGAGTTACAAAATATGCTTAATCAGTGTATGATGGGGATTGCAGTAGATACTAATGGTACTGCATTTGTTATAGGTGTAAGTGAGAAATATGAAAACAACAAAGTAAACAGTAGAAACCAAACTTATTTAGATATGTCTGGAATGGAGGGTGGTACTGGAGCTGCTTACAATGATGATAATGGATTAACAATAACATTAATGGCAAAACAGTATGAATTACCAAGAGTATTTAGTGGTACAATTACTTATTATGTTGATGGAAATACAAGTTCAGCAACTACAAATTAATAATTTAAAAAAATAATAATATGTCAATAGAAAGTGGATTATCAATAGGTTGCACAGACTTACAAGCATCAGGTGGTTTATCTCATGTTTTAATAAGAGAGTGGAACTCTCCTGCTGACTCAGCAGATACTGTAGCATTTGACCATTCTGGTAATTGGTCTGTTACTGCTTTAAAAAACACACCAGAAGGTGGTACTTTAGGAGTAATGAACTGGGGTGTTTACGAAAGTAAGATAGAAAGTTCTTCTTTAACAATTGCAGCTACTAACGAAGGTAAAAATATAACTACATACGAATGTACAGTATCTATGTATTTACCTAGATTATCAGAAGATAAGTTTTTACGATTGCAAGAAATGCAAGGTAAATGTTTAATGGTTTTATGTGTAGATACTAATGCAACTATAGGAGTTGCTTCAGCTTATCAAGGAATGTTAATAGGTGCTAGTGATACTTTAAGTAATTTAGAGAGTAAAGCTAGAAGTCAAACTTGGGCAAGAATTGCATCTATAGAAGGTGGAACTGGAGCAGCGTTTTCTGATGAAGATGGTGTTACTGTTACTTTAACTTGCACACAATTTGAAGCACCAAATGCTTACTATCCTGCTGCAGGACTTGGTGTTGTTCTTGGTAGTACAGGTTTAACAGCAACTACAACGTAAAAGTAATAAAGATTTCAATAGGTCTAAACTGAGGTTTTGTAATCCCTATTTATCTTTTTTTTAATTAATATGTGTGATTGTAATAATAAATATGTAGATTTATCACACACTAAAATATATACAATAATGGCAAAATATACAGCACAAATTACATCAGGAAAGACTTATTATGGTAAAAATTCAGATAGAGTATTAGACTGGGCAAATGCTACACAAGAAGAATTAGCTCATGCTTACGAAGAATCAGGTTTAAAAAAATATATTACTAAAGAATCAACAACAAAAACTAAAGATGAGTCAGAAAAAGCTAACAGCAAGAAAAAGTCAAGTAAAAAAGCAGACTCTACAAAAGAGTAATACTTTTGAGTTTGGTGTTTTTGATTTAAGTGTTCCTCAGAATATAGAAGAACCTCAAGATATATCTAGGGTTACTACTGATTATATTCCTTTTGGAACTAATAACTTATTTCCCCAATATTTAGCAGAGCTAAAACGTAAATCTTCTACACATAGAAGTGTATTAGCACAAAAGACTGTATTTACAAGTGGAGCTAAGTTTATTACTAATAATCCTGATATTGCTAAATACATAAAAGATGTTAACGCTGACAAAGAAACTTTAAGACAAGTTTATAAGAAATTAGCAGATGACTATTTTACTTTTGGAAATGCTTATTTAGAAGGTGTTGCTTATGAGGGTGGTGTTAATCTATATCATATAGATTCTACTACTGTTAGAATGGCTAAAAACAAGAAAGAAGTTTATGTTCATCCTAATTGGGATAAATATACTATATCAAAAGATAAAACAAAAACTATACCATTATATCCAAGAGTTGAAACTGGTAGGTTTGTTGTACACTTTAAAGATTACGAACCAACATTTACTTATTATGGTTTACCTGATTACGTTGCTGCATTAGATCATATTGCAGTTGATTATGAAATTGGTAAGTGGAACTTTACAAAGTTTAAAAACGGATTTCAGCCATCTGCAATAGTTGAAATTAGTGGTGATATGGGTGAAGAAGAAGCTAAGAAATTAGTTAAAGAAGCACAACAAAAATTTGTTGGAGAGGGAAACAACGGAAAAATAATGTTTATTGTAAAAAATGGAGATACTTCACCTGCAAATGTTTCTATTATAAAAGATGA